AAAAACCAAAAAAAAAAAACACAAAAAAAAAAAAAAAAAAAAAAAAAAAAAAAAAAAAAGAGCAGACCAGTCGAAGCTGCTAAGAGGAATAGTCTTGGAAGTGCATAGGGGTTTCGCTATAGTGTCTGTGCGTAGGAGTAAGGTACTTATCTTAGGAGGTTCGCAATGAAGAGACTATCGTTAGTTGTATCAGTTATGTTGGTGGTGTGTGTGGCGTTGGCTGCAAATTCTGTGGTGTATGTCATAAATGATGTGTTCAAGGCACAGGCTATTGCAGCGGGGACTAACGCTGTTAGCGAGGTGTGCGATATAGGCGGCTACAAGCCAGAAGGATACTTCAGTCTACAGTTACAGAATACCACAGGCGTAGTGGCGTATGTTCAAGTCGAGATCACAAATGACGATGCGAGTTGGGTAGTGGCCGACCTGTTGGTACAGGGCGCTTACACTAACCGGATTTTTGAAAACTTTTCAGAAACTTCAGGGCCTTCGGCGGACGGGGTTGACCTTGTAGGTATTAGTTTCCCTCTGTGCAAGTCGGCGCGGGTTAGGTGTTATGCCACGTCCAATTCCAGTGTAACAGTGGCATTAGCCATACAATAGGGGGCGGTAGTGTGGCATTGGGTATTAGAGAAGTTCGGCAGGGCCTCAGTAATGCCCTCGGGTGAGTGTCCGGTACTAACAGCACCGTAAGGGCTTCCCTGAAAACTTTTCAAAACATAAGAGTTGACAAAGCGGCAAAGCTTTGAGATAGTGTTCTCAACGAGCAAGAGAAAGGCCACGGGCAATGCCAAAGAAGATTGAGGGTATAGGGGTATCAACGCATGCCATGGCTAAGTTCAATGACCGGTTCTCAAATTTGGGCGGGGAGCTGAGAGAGCAGCTACTGCACGGGATAGAGATACACCCCACTAAGAAGCACCAACTCAGGAAGCTCCTTAATCATGGCGTAGAGGACACCCAATACTACCGGCTACCTTGTCGGGGTATAGCAGTCGTAAGGGATGCGGTGGTTGTGACTGTGCTCCCCATAGACGCTTACGGATTCAGAAACGATGCTGGCATACCCCAGTCGGAGCGCGGGGTTGTGTATGGCAAGGGTTACAAACGTAGGGAGAGTTGACATGAGATGGGCTGAGGGAGGCTTGCAAGTACTCCGACACGAACGTTGGGCACGCAGCTTGCCACAACCCCAAGCACGGGGAGCACGAGACCTACCCCTACCCTAATTGCCTTAGGCGTGAGTGCCCTGTGTGGAAGGCGATAGACGCGGTAAAGAGAAAGCGCAAGCGTGCCACAACCGGCAAGGTGCCATCTTGGGGGTATGTTGGCCCATGAAGGAAGCTAAAGACATAGAGCCAAACTACGGGCCGGTATACGCAGCGGCAATGTACCCTGACATGGCCAATATATTCCAGAGGCGCGGATACGCCCTAGCGGTGCACGGTAGCCTACGAAGAGATTTCGACCTTATAGGCGTACCATGGACAGCGAACGCGGCTAGCCCAGAGGTTGTACTGAAAGACCTCAAGTCAGAGTTCTCTACGATTCACTACGATGAGGGGCCCACACTCAGAGAGCATGGCAGGATGTGCTACATGCTCCATGTTGGGTTCGGGGTGTGTTCGATAGACCTAAGCTTTATGCCAAGGGTGGAGGGAAGCTGATGTTAGATGAGAGGACAGAGAAGCTGAAGGCGGAGTTGATAGCGGTGGGAGGTAGAGGCGGCTGAGAAGGCGGTGGTTAAACACCTAGAGGGGATCATAGAGACAAGGAACTGTAAGCTTCCATTCTCGGGGTGCCTTGATTGCCGGTGGCATAACAGGTGCAAGAGATATGCAGAACACCTAGAAGGTTGACAACCCTACCAGAGTAGGCGTACAATCCAAGAAGTCTCAAGATACTAAGCATTAGCGAGGGTGGTACTTCAGTATGAAAAGTTTTCAAGCTACGGTCACAGTTTGCACCATTGTAGCCTAAAAGGGGATTGAATGGCAAAGAAGGTTATGAAGGGGATGCGGTATTACAGCGGTAAGTCTGTATACGAAGCAGCGTTGGAGCGCATACGATTTATCTTTGACGAGTTCCCCGAGGTGGTGGTTGCTATTAGTGGCGGCAAGGATAGCACGGTGTGTTACCACCTAGCCCTAGAGGTAGCACGGGAGCGGGGCAGGCTACCCCTGAAGGTGATGTTCATAGACCAAGAGTCAGAGTACCCATTCACGATTGACCAGATACGTAAGGACATGGGTAACCCCGAGGTAGAGCCTATCTGGTTGCAGGTGCCCTTCGTACTCGGGAACGTATCACTTGAGAATCCATGGTTCAACTGCTGGGGTGAGGGGGAGGAGTGGCTACGGGATAAGGAACCCAATAGCATTCACGAGAACACCTTTGGCACAGACCGATTCTATAAGCTGTTCGACAATGTATTCCGTGAGATGTTCAGGGGGCAGAAGGTGGCGCGTATCGGCGGGGTTCGCTACACGTAGGCAGTTCAACCAGTTTATAGAGTTGCTGCTTAACCACGTAGGGGCCATAGCACCGGAGCATTTATTCCTTGAGATGGGGAAGCAGAATTTAACGGGCATAGTTAAACGTATGGAGGCGACTCACAAAGTTGTCGTGCCTTGGGAGATAACTTACTACAAGCGGCATAAGTCCTACGTGGTATACGGCGGTGGGGCATAGCCTCCATGTGATCTGAAGGGTATGGACGATGAGGATACCCCGATGGTGGCTATCAAAGCAACCAAGCCTAAGTGTGTGGCGGATTTGTGCACGGGGCGGGGATTGATACCTTACTCCGCTATGAGTCAGGGCGTGAAGTTTGTGGGTATGGAGTTGAACAAACGCAGGCTGGCAGTGATGCTGGATAAGACCACGCGAGAGCTGGGTGCGAAGTGGACATGTGGGGGTTAAAAGGGAGCAAGACTATGAAGGCAGTGGATACAAAAATAGGGGCTATTAAGCCCTATTGGAGGAACCCTAGGGTACACACGCAAGAAAAGATAGGGGAGCTTAAGAAGTCGATTGAGCAGTTCGGCTTTAATGTGCCTTTGGTGTTGGACAAGGAAGCCGTCATCATCACAGGCCATGCCCGATACAGAGCAGCCCTTGAGCTGGAGATGGAGACGATACCATGCGTCACGGTAGACCTAGACCCTCAGCGGGCGAAAGAGTTTCGGATTGCAGACAACAAGATTCACGACCTATCGTCATGGCTCTATGAAGAGTTGCGGCTGGAGGTAGGGGATGCCGTCACACTCAGGAGCATTGCAGGGTTTGGGCAGGGTGACGAAGACGCTATGTTTCCCACCGATACCGGAAACGAGTTTGACTTCACCGGCGGGGATACCATAGAAGGGGGAGAGGGAACCCCTCAGGGAGCCCCTGACAACGGAGATGACCCCCAGACAAGCGAGGACACAGGCGAGACTACGGAAGAGGATGAGGACAACCTCGTGGTTCTCACGTGCCCCCACTGCTTTACAGATTCGGAGTACGACCTTGAAGAGCTGCTGGCAATAGAGCCGGAGCCCGAGGCGCTTGAAAACATTTCAAACGGGGAGACTGAGTAATGGACATTATCAAGAAGCCGATGAAAGAGATACACGAGTACGCAGGTAACCCGCGTTCCAATACAAAGACGGTTGAGGCCCTGCAATACTCCATTAAGCGGTATGGGTTTAACGTACCCATCGTGGTGGACACGGAGGGTGTCATTATTGCGGGGCATGCTAGGTACAAGGCAGCACAGGCCATGAAGCTTAAGAAGGTGCCCTGCGTAGTGGTAGACCTGCCAGAGGCGGAGGCTAAGAAGTACCGGCTGGCAGACAACCGGATTCAAGACCTGTCGAAGTGGAGGGAGCAAGACCTGATATTTGAGGTGCGTGAGATCGGAAGCTTTGAGGAGTTCCCGTGGTTCAATCAGCGCGATAGGCAGCTATTTAGCTCAGTGTTTGAAGAAGTGGTGGATATGCCGGAGCAGCCAAGGATGCGGATAAACCCGCACAAGCTGGATGGTGTGGTGCCCCCAGAGGACGGGCTATCCCCAGAGAACGTAGGCGGGGACTTGGGTAACTATGCGGAGCCGGAGATGAAGCTAAAGGGCGGGGTCACCCAGAGCACTGTAGACAAGACGGAGAGGCGGATGCGGGAAAAGTTCACGGAGAGGGACAAAGAATACAGGGGTAAGATGATTAATGTGTCATGCAAGTGCTGCGGTGAGACCTTCAGCGTACTGCGTCAAGACTTGGAGCGGATACAGGAGGATGAGTCATAGTTTGACAAAGCACTAAGATTTTGGCATAGTGGGGTAACTTAAAGAAGGGATGGCTAGTAGTATGACGAGATTCAACAGGGCGCAAGAGGATATTGGGTACGTTGCAAGACCCCCAACGGTAAAGAAGCAGATCACGTTTCCGACGCTCAAGAAGTATTGCGCGTTGGGCTTGAGGAGATACGGGAGCAAATGCAGACACAGCGCACAGCTACGGCGTGTAGGGGCTGCATGGAGCTAATGCCGTGCAACGCAAAGAACTGCCCAATCTGGAAACACCTCAAGACGGTGGCCCATGAATAAGACCTTACTAGCGATGTTGGTAGGTGCCGCGTGCGCGTCATCATGGTGGGCCATTGCAATAGCGGGATGTGGGAAGCAAGGCGGGCCCTTGGCGGTGGCCCTAATTACAACACTTGTGTGCTGTGTAGGGGCGGGGTTTAGCACGTGGTACACGATAGGTATTATAAACGAGGCTGAGTAGGGAGCAAGTTGAACGTACAGGGATTCAGAAGATTTATAGCAGGGCACCGGTGGCACTTCGCTGAGAGCTATGCAGCGTTTTCCCCACACGAGTACACGAAGCGGGCGTGGGGTGACAATGCGGAGTACCAAGCGGCGGTGGAGTTTATACACGCCAATGCCAATAGGGAGCTATTCTTCAAGAAGCCCTACCCTTGCATCTACGTAGACGGGTTCAAGTATTGGCACTGTTGTGGAGCCGATTTGCAATGGCCCTTGGTAGAGTCTATGGTCTTGAACAGATCGAGCAAGGCTATGTGCGTACCCAAGGGTGTACCGTGGATGCCGCCTAAGGGAGAACAGAACTTCGGTAGGCCCTGTCACGGGAACGGGCCGGAGTTACCCGAGCAACCTGCCCCTAGGAGCCGTCGGTTGCACAGGGCGGGGTACAAGAGTATAAAGGCAGCGGAGCAACTGGAGTTGAGAATACCATGACAGCTAAAAAGAATAAGAAGCCTGCGGGGTTACGCAGGAGGAAGCTACCTACGCCTGTCAGCACGGTGCACAAGCCACACTCCAACGTTAGGAGCAAGACGAAGACCGGCAGCGGCAAAGCCAAGCTCACAAAGAATCAGGACAAGGCTGGGGTGAAGGCGCGTAAAGAGGCATTCTTAGAGGAGTACATTGCGGTGCTATGCAACATCACGGTAGCCTGTGAGCGGTTGGGAATCTCACGGCGGGTAGTGTACCACTGGCGGACGGCTGACCCAGAGTTTCGCAAAGAGATGGACGAGCTACAGGAAGTCCGTATTGATTTTGTTGAGAACGCCTTGGATAAGAATATCAGGGATGGCAACGTAACCGCTCAGATATTCTTCCTGAAGACGATAGGTAAGAAGCGGGGGTACATTGAGCGGAGTGAGATCACGGGGGCGGACGGTGGCCCTATGAATGTTCTACGCGGGGAGATACCGGACGAGGCTTTGCAGAGTGCCTTTGCGAAGGTCATCAAGGATCACCCAGACATAGTTGTGGATAGGAAGAAATAAGGGAGGCTGGTATGGAGGTTAGAGAGTACATAGAGGCGAGCATGGTTAAGGCGTTCGAGAAGTGGGAAGAGGATTACAGGGCAAATCCTGAAACGTTTATGGATGCTGCTAAGGGCAAGTCTCAGACACCGCAGACGGTAGCGGTCTTATGCATGGCACTACTCATGAAGCTGTTGGACGAGGTTCACGAGGAGGATAGCCCCGACATACACAGCTCAAGCTGCGCAAGAAACAACGAGCCTGCGTTACCAAAAGGCCCCTGCGATTGCAGAGTGTAGGGAGGTGGGTATGTGGTGGATCGGGTATGCTATATTCGCGGTGGGGTTTACGCTATTGGCAGGGGTGTTTTTCATAATAGCCCTATGCCGGTATGGGGACGCCCTGCACTTCCTGTCAATAGGATTACGACAGGAGGCACGGCGGGGGTTTTGGGCAGCGGTGGCACTGACAGCGACGGGCTTTGTATCCCTGTACATAGTGGGGCACGCCATGATGCGAGTCCTGCAATTATCTGTTTGAAAACTTTTCAAAAATAAAGTTTGACAAAGCCGAAACCTTTTGAGATACTGTCTTTAACATCGAAACAAGAAAGGGCTTTGATATGTTTGAGGTAAAGGTTGGCGATAAGCTGGCACGCTTCCATAGAGAGCACCAGATAACTGACGTGAAGGTAATCAGCGTTTCAGAGGAGACGTTCAACACGGAAGCGGTGGCGGGTTTCCGGCAGGTGTTTCGTAAGTCTGACATGCGGGAGGATAATAGGGGCAGCTACTACACGGTTAAGCAGGGGGAGGCACCCAAAGTGCTGGAGGGCACCGTAGCCATAGACGTACTGGCAGACAGGGCAGAGATGAAAGGGAGGATGGACTGGTGAATAAGAATTGGACATCATGTGCGGAGTGGCCCGCTGACGTTTACACGGGGGCGGACGGTAAGTATATTACCAAGGATGCGTCCCATGGAACCCGACTGCAAGCTGAGGGGGTTTGCAAGCGGCTGGGGAAAGATGGATTTGGCGGGGACGGTAAAGCCTTCCCACTGCGGACGTGGGTAGAGCCCCCAGAGCTGTGCAAGTGTGAGAACCCGAGGATACACAGAACCAAGCCGGATTTAGGGGTATATTCACCGGTAGCCTGTAGGACGTGTGGCAGGCCGTGGGACGTTCAAGAGTGTAACATGCCACAGCTTATCAAGACGAGGGGCGGAGGGCTTGCACCGCTGCGTAGGGCGTACCCAAAGGTGGAGCGTAAC